TCTACGAAGGGTGCAATTGCCTCTTTCAGATCGGCGAAGCTTGCCTTCCTGCGGAGGAAGCGGGTGACTGTCTCGGCCAGCCCCTGCGTCGCAGGGTCCAGCCAAGCGAGCCCAGCCAGGTTGAAGGAACGCTTTATGGCGTCCCATTCAACGCTGTCCTTCTCCACCACAGCCCGATAGAACTCGTCGGGCTTGAGAAGGTGCTCCACCCTCCTCCACTGAAAGCCGGGCTCGGAGGGGTCGTAGTAGGGCTCCCGAAAGAGCCCATACAACCCCCGGCCCTCCCAGACGATCGGCAGGCCACGGTACTCGCCCGTGGCCTCCGGGATGTCCGGGGCCTTCTCCATGCCGTATTCAGCAAGCAATTGCCGAACACGGGGGCTGATTGTACCGATAGTTGTCATCATCCTCTCCTTTCCCCGCCCCCGCGTGGCCTTGCGGGGCGGGCTGTCTAATCTGTTACTATTCTACCATAATACACCGCGTATGTCAATAGGCAAACGGCGATTTCGGCGCAATTTCGGCGCAATCGGGCAGGAACTTCAGGTTTCTTATGTCAACACAAAAGGCGACCTGATGGTCGCCTTCTCTCTCTCCGCGCTATCTGACAATCAGACCGGTTTCAGGTGCTGCGCTAGGTCTGCCAACTGTTCACGGCTGATGCGGAAGTGCTCCCACTCCTCGCCACCGCCGAATGTAAATAGACACTGGCCTCGGCAACGGTTGCCATGTTGCGCGTTCCACCCAGCGACCAGCCGCCGATATTCCAGCAGCTTGTCTCTGTACCAGTCCCAATCGCCGCCGCAGGTCTCCTTGTACAGCCAGCCCGCCGAGGCGCTGGGCATACTGCCGTTGGGCGCGACGTAGATCGCGCCTCCCTCGGTGAAGATGTATTGCGGATAGATGCCATGTTTGGCAAACTCCACGTCCCAGCTCAGGAGCGGGCGCATCGAGAAGTGCCGCACCTCGTCTGGAACTGTGCAATAATGGTCGGCGGAGCGGAAGCCGATGTACGTGTGACCGCCGAGGTAGCTACCATAGCGGACCGCTTGCTGTGCCGCCGGCAGCAGCAGGTGAACCTCATCATGGCCTGGGTTGCCGACACCCGGGTTGAGAAGGCACGGGGCCACGGCGTCGCCAAGTTCAGCGTGCAGGTGGTCGGCAAAGTGGCACTCGAACTCCACCGTGCGCTTCGTGCCGTCCGGATCATTGGTGGCGATCTTCTCGTTCGTACACTCCACCGCGTCGATCCACTCCGCCTCCGCGACCAGACTGTCGAGGAACTGCTCCAGGTACAGCCTGGCACCTGCCCGCAGGCCGTCCGGGTGGTTGAAATATGGGTCGTAGTTATTGATGCAATGTCGATATAACACTTTCGTTATACCGCCCGTCACCGGCTTGATCCACTCCCGCGCCCACTGCATGTTGAACACGAGCTTCACCCACTCCGGCCTGATAGCGGCGATGTACTCCTCGTCGCCATCACTCCGCGCCTGGATGTGTAGGCTGAGGAACTCGGCCGGTGCGGGGTATTGTGGTTCCTCGGGCTCCTCACTCTCAAAGCGGTGATACGCGATCTCGGGAAGCGGCGGGTAATACGTCTCCACCCACGCTTCCAACTCGCCCTCGCCGCCGGCCACCCGCTTCGCATCCCAGACGTGGACGGTGCGTTCGGTCAGCGCAGGATGGGTGATGAAGGCGTCGTCCACCGACCATACAACTGATTGCCGCTCTGGAAATGCCGTCTCGACCACCTGCGTCACCTCGTCGCGCGTCGCGTCCTGCGGTAGCAGGTGCACCGTGCGTGCGTACTGGCGCAGTGGCGGTTCTGGCTCCGGCTCCTCGATTTCAATTAGCGCGGCGGCGTCCCAGTATGCGTCGTTATGCTTGAAGCCCCACATGGTGGTTGAGCGTAGGAACACAGTCAGCTTGTCCGACTGTGCCACCGCCTCCACGCCGGGGACGGGGAAGTAGGCGTTGTAGTTCGCTACCGGCGTACCCCAGATCACGGTCTCTTCCAACGGGTTGATGTTACCCGTCGGGTCGATGCCGAGGATGAACAGGAAGTTGCCGATGGCGTCGTTCTGCGGGTCACCGTTCAGTTCTGGTATGGCGTCAGGGTAGAGCGACACGACATTGTAGCCCACGCCTTCTGACCACCTAGGGTCGTCGGGATGGGGGAACCCGGGGCCGTCGTGATTGCTCCAGGCGTGGGCCTGGGCGCTGAAGCGGTATCGCTTCCCCGGCGTGACGCGAACGCTCTGGAGAAATCCAGCATCGTGCCGGCGGTAGAACGTGAACAGGAGGATGGCCTTGTTGCCCTCGGCTACTCTGGTCGGATCGTGCTCTCTCCAGGCGTCCCGCACTTCGGGCTGGTCCCACAGGTCGGGGTCGTGCCGATACCAGGTGAGCCAGCCGGGCGGGGTGAAGATGTTGGGGATTGTCATTATGCCTGGTTGCCCCGGTGTCGGGATGACAAGCGCCTTGTGGCTACCCTCGCTTCCCCAGTCCTCCAGGAAGCTCCCGTTTCTTAACAGCTCGGCCATTGTGCTCTCCTCTCGTTACAGGCAGTACCCAATAATTGTGACGTGTACCTTGGCGACATCCGCATTACAGGAGAAGTAGATGTCGCCGTTGCTGTCACACGGTACGAACCCAACGTTGTGGTCGTATTGATTCGCCACCTGGACGCGGGAGGTGAGGCATTTGGAGCTGGCATCAGGTCCCAGCGAGGCGCGCACGTCCGCCGTGGCGTTGGTGATGGACAACGTGGCAAAGACGCCCTTGATGTTTGCCGGTGCGCCGAAATCGGCTGATAGGTCTATTGTGCCGTTGTCAGCCGTCGTCTTGGCGTCACCATCCCAGTCGGTCGAGGTCAGCGGCGTCGTCAGCGGCACGATGGCGTAGGCGGTGTACGTCGTCCCTCCGCGCACGGGGAACAGGTCGCCGGTGTAGATGATGTTCACCAGCTTGCTTATCAGGGGCCATACTCTGCCCATCACGTCATCCTCTCAGCCCGATGCCCATCTCGGCCATCTCAAAGACCTCCGGTGAGCGATCATAGATGTCGCGCTCCCACAGGTCAACGACGGCCACGACGGGCACCCCGGCGATGCGCAGTTGTAGCAGCCGATGCCGCTGGGCATCGTCTTTCGCCTGCGTCGAGGCGTGCCAGTATTCGCCCTGGATACGCCAGACGTACCAGCCTTCGGCAGATAGCCCACCAACGAGGAAGTCCACAACGGCCCCGCCTGCTACCAGCCACCCGCCCATCTGCTCGGATTGGAAGTGATAGCGCAGCCAGGGGCGGCGCTCAAGCCAGTCTATCGTCAGGTACTCCGGCAACGTTGCTACGATGCCCCGCTGCATCAGCCGCCAGACGCGGCGCGCCCGGCGCTCTCCGATGCGCTTGGCGATGTCGCGTAGGGCCGGCGGCGTTAAGTCCAGTTGTCCCGTTCTGCGCCCGCGTAGTGCCGTCGGCTCCGTCCCCCGCCGCATCCTCACCGGCTTCCCTGGCCGGATGCGGCCAACCCTGGCTATTCGCCTTGCCTTGCCGATCACGCCACTTCCACCAGGTTAATCACGTAGACGCTCTCGTAGCGCACCGATTGCCCTTCTTCCTTCACTATCCGGTATCCGCTGTCGGTCGCGCTGTTGATCTTGACCGTATGCGTGTTGCCGTCCGGGTCCTCAAAGGTGAACGGCGTGACGCGCGTGATCCAGCTATCGAGTTCTGCGCGCAATTCCGCCGCCGTGTAGGGATAGGGTTGCTTGTTCAGGTCCTTCATCCCATCCTCCACCCGCACGGTGAGCGTATGAATGAAGCGATCTATGACGTTGTTCTGGTAGCGCACGATAATGGCGGTGATCTTTGGCGTCTTGGAGCTATCGTCCGTCCGCAAGTTCAGCTTCAGCCGGAACTCCCGCCCCGCCGGGCGTGACGGGTAACAGGTGTCGCCCTCAGAAGGCGCGCTGCTTAGAGCCGTCTCCAATACGAACGTATCGCTATCAGTGATGCTCTTAACCTGCGAGACTTCGCCGTTAATGCGCACCCAGTCTCCGACCGCCATGTCGCCCGTGGTGCTGCCGGTCTTTAGCTCAATCGTTGTCGTTGTCGAGCCGTCGCCGACAGTCTTGGTCGAGAATGACGATGCGTCGAAGGAGAGCACTCCCCTGGGGCTGGTATCGACCGTCCCCAAGAGTACCCACTGATCTGACCGATCTACTTCGTAGTAAACGTCAATCTCCTGCCCAGGCGCGATGCCTTCGCCACGCAATACCACCTCATGGAGGTCTTTCACGATCTCGATGAGCTCGGATCCGATCCAGCTGGTGATCAATTCGCCGCTGCCGTTGTACTCGTAACCGGTGTACTGCCACGGATTATCGGAGGTGTCCGGCAGCTTCAGGTAGCGCGTCTCGTCGCCCAGCCCGAACCACAGCCGGCTGGGGCTATGCATCGTCTCAAAGCCCAATGCTAGGATGCGGTCACCCGCGTTATCGGCGCGCGCGATCTCGTGCCAGCCGCCCAGGCCGTTGTAGACCAGGACGCTCGACGTGTTGCTCGTCCCCCCATCCACGGCGGCGAAAAGCCAGCTGGGTGTTCCCAGCAGCTTGACGATCTTACCCGCGCGATCCGAAGGCAGTCCCGTGCCTTGCTCCGGCCCCACTGGTACCATCGTCTCCCCGTTCCAACGGTAGAGGCCGTAGAGCAACGGGATGTACAGCGCACCATCCCGCGACCATACGGTCATCCCCTTGCCGTTGCTGGCGTCCTCCTGGCTGCTCCAGTCCAACAGCGGATAGGCCAAGTCATCGCCCGCGATCTGCCCCACCGTGCCGTACAGCCCCGTCGCCGTCGCTACGATCAGCATGTCGTTGAACCAGGCCATCCCAGTGACGTTGTAGTCGCTGGAGCCGATTTCGATAGTAGTCCAGTTAGTGCCGTCCGCAGTCCAATAGATCTTGTAGTTGTTTGTTGCCCAGGGGCCGCTGCGGTGCAGATACCCACCGCCAGTCCTTAGCAGCTGCGCCTTGACCGGCCCCGGCGCGTCAGCCCACGTCGTGCCATTGTAGCGCCGCAGGTTGGCCGCGCTGCCCCGCGCGGCCCACAGGTAGTCATCCCACACGGCCAAGTCGGTCACGTCATCACCCGTGAGGGTCTCGGAGACATCCCACGTCTCGTTGGTATCATTCCACTCGTAGACTGTATCGCCTGCGCCACAATACCACTTGTCGTTATAGCGGGCGAAGGCCACTACGTCGCCGTCCAGTGAATTGGGCTCCGTCTGGAAATACAGGTCAGTGCTCAGGCTAGACCAGGAACCGGAGCCCCACTTGATCTGCGGACTGCCGTCAGTGTAGCCCTCGCTATCGTCGCCACCCCAGGACAGGTAGGCGTCGGAGCCTTCCTCGCTCGCCGGTGGCGTGAGCACCAGGTGATAGACCGTACTGCCGGATAATGATTCGCCGGATGCCCAAGTCACTTTGACCCACGAATAACCGGTATCCACGTCGGAGTTGGTGATCGTCGCACTCTTGAGCAGCGTGTCGGGGTCTCCGCCGCTGTCATCGTACAGGCCGACGGTGAAGTCGCTGATCGTACCCTGGCGGCGCAGGTAGAGGTATGCGCCGGCCGAGGTCATTCCGGCGGCTGGCGCAGTGAAGCTCATCTCCAAGGTGGTCTTTTGCCAGTGTACCTTGTGGCGATGTGCTTGCGTGCTGTACACATCCCAGCCAAACCAGGCGTATTGCGCCCGCCCGTGGGAGTAGATGCCGCCGTAGCGTGCCCAGTAGATCAGCCCGTCGCTCTCGGTCGAGGTGGTCGTGAGCACGATCCAATAGTCCGCCCCCGCCGTCAGTGTGTACGGGCTGGTCAGCGTCACTTTGACGTAGCTGTAAGACGTGGAGACGGAAGAGACATTGACCGTGCCGTAGACCAGTTCACTTCCCGAGGGGCCGAACTCATCGCCATTGTAGATGGCCACGCGCACCACGCCCGTCGCCCCGGCGTCCTTCTTGATGTAGACCGAGATCGCCTCGGCCTTGCGCGTGAACGCGCTGCCGGAGGGGACGGTGAAGCTCATAGCAAGCTTGGTGAATTGGTAATCGCTCGCCGTGCCCAAGTCGGTCTCATCTGTGCCGCCGAGGTAGGAGGTCGGCCCAGGATAACCCGCCCCGTAGCCCGAGACGCTGCCCGGTGTGTGCGCCGGATAGCCGGTTGGGATTTGCTTCAGCGGACCGAGGGTGATCTGTCCCTCAATGCGCGTCTCCAGCCCGCCGCTATCATAGAACTTAGTCTTGTCCGTCTCACCGGTGAGCCTGTCCTGCCCGCGCCCGCCGCGCCAGTCGTCGAAGGCCAATGTGCTCCACTCGGTCAGGTCGGAGTATTTGCGCTCCCCGCCCGCCGTCTTTGCCGCGTAGGGGTTCAGTGTGCGCTTGACGTAGCCCAGCCGCCCGCCGGTCTCAACCAGCATTAGGGGCAATATCTGCCCGGCATTGGTGTCGAGAAACCTGACGTGATAGCGTGCGTCACTCATCCGAGCCCTTGCTGCCAGCGCGGCGGTCTGATCGTGCCCGTGCCGTGGTGTCGGCCTTGGGCCAGCATTTGCAGCTTGGTCGCCTGCTCATAGTGGAAGGCCATCAGCGTGTAGTGTTCCTGGAACCCATCCCTACCGGCGGCCAGCTCATGAAGCCAGGCCAGCGCGTAGTGTTTGATGAACTCCAATAGCCCCGTTTCCGCCGGCTCACCCAGTCCCAGCGCGTCGCTGTCAGAGGTGAGTAGGCTAGGCCGGGCCAGGTAGTCCAGCTTCAGCGCGTCGCCGCTGTCCAGACCGTCTAGGCTGTCCAGGTGTAGCTCCTGCGCCCCCGGCGTCTTGGTCACGCGCCATGCGTCCACACGCTTGTACGGCTCATCGGTATCGTCTCTGTACCACACAGAACGCAGGCTCACCAGATCAGACGGCAGGCTGTAGGTGTAGGTGTCGTCGGCCAGCGTCACGGTCGAGGTATCCGACTTGAACACCAGCCACGTCTCCCCGGCGGCCAGTATCGCCGCGTTTATCGCCCGCTTCAGCGTTGCCCGTTGAAGCGGCAGGAACTCCACCGTATCGCCGCTTGCCACGGCTGTGGTGAAGGCCGGGTCTACCGTTGCCGTTGAGGAGCCTTGGTCGAAGTCGATGATCGCTCGCTCCTCGCCCTCCGGCGCCGCCCCCGCCCCACCCGCGTCGGTCAGGACGTAGGCGTACATTCCGACCCAGTAGTCATCTGGCTGGTACAGGTCTGCCGTATCGATTATCGTGGTCACGCTGCCACCAGTGACTGTCAACTGGATGTAGGGCCCGTACTGAGCCGCGATCTCCTCGATCAATTGCGCCAGCGTCTTAGCCGCCATAGATCACCTCACTCCTGGAACAACGTCCGCAACTTCCGCGCAATCTCCCGCCTGCTGTCCCCCGCGCTGAAGCGGCTCGTGATCTGCTCCAGCGTGTAGCCGTGGTTGGTGAGGAACGTCAGCGCCCGTTGCCGGCTCTCGGCATCCAAGGGTCGATCCCAATTGTCCGCCACCACCCGGCCCTCGTCGTCGAACCGCCGCCAGCCCAGAATGAACAGCCGGTTGTCATCCGCGAAGTGTTGGGCCGTCGCATCGCCCACCACCAGCCGCGCAGCGAACACGCGCAGCGCACGCAAGGCCGGGCGCACCTGGCCCGTGATGTCCTCGTACTTGCCGTAGCAGCCCGGCGCGATCTCGTCGCCGCGCTCCACCGCCCAGGCGAACACCTCGTCCACCGCGTCGGGCACGCTGTTCCCTTCCGCGTCCACCCGCCAGCGCAAGAGCACTACTGCGTCGATCATAGCGTCCTCACCTCGAAGTCGTCCAGCCAATTCACGTCGCCACCTGTGTACATCCCGTGAGACGTCTCCGTCTCGTTGAACAAAGCAGACGAGTAGGAAATAGTCGTGGACCCGTCCAGCGTCAACTCAATATGCTGCCCATCCAGCACCGCTGACAACTCGTAGTCCACGCCGCTGGTGATCCCCGCCGCAGCCGAGGCCCGCGTCGTGTTCCCCCCGCCGTTGCGCTCTACGATCACAATATTGCCGGTCGCCGCACTGCCTACCAGATACCACAGGTTGTCGTCATCCGCCACCCGTGCACACAATCCGCCATAGATGTCACCAGCCGCGCCGTAGTTAATCTTCACCCGCAGCCTTGCGTTGGCCAAACCCAAATCCACCACCGCAATCGCGGCGACGGGCCCAATCCCCGTCGCCACCACGTGCGCCCGGTTGCTCTGAATGTCGTAGTCGCCGTGAATCTCGCTCCAGCCCGCCCCGCTTGCGTCCACATCAGGCGTGTGCGCGTCCAGGGAAGTGCCGTTGGCGTCGGTGAAGCTGTCCCGGAACAGCACCTTGGCATACCAGGGCCGTAATAACTGCTGCGTCCAGCTCATCTGTTTACCCCTTCAGGCTGATGGTCAGTGACCGCGCGGCCCCCTGGTTGGTGTTGGTTCCACTTCCATCCTGGCTCCACAGCTTGACCCAGGCGCAGTTCGCCACGGGTGTGGGCAGGGTGTAGTTCTTGCTCGCAGCAGGACTGTCGATCTGCACCAGTGTTCCATTGTCGTCGTAGAGCGGCTGATAGGTGCCAGCCTTGGCGTCTGATACCTTGAAGCCAATGCTCGCCGCCGTCCACGCAGCGGGCATATGCACTACGCCCATTGTGTAGAGCCGCATGTCGAAAGCGTCGCTCAGGTTCGCTCCGTTGGCGATGCTGACCACGACCTTGCTGGTCTTACGGGCCAGTTGTACCATTGACATTTTCACTCCCTCCCGGCAGTATCCCTACTGCCACGATTTGTCTCCCCTCTACGTCCTCCCCATCTGTGTCACCGATGTGCATGACGAACGAGCCGGAACGCATCATCACGACTGTCAGCCCCGCCCGCTCCATCGAGGAGCGTAGCATCGGCACGGTGAAGCCAAAATAGTGCTGCTGTAGCTCGTTGCCTCCCGACCCGTAGATCATCATCAGCTCAGCCATAGACGCGCTGCCCATCATGCGCGCAATGCGCTCGCAGGCCCAGCCCAAGTCTGGCACAACGACTATCATCTGCCCGCCCGGCTTGAGGAACGAGGCCCAGTGGCGCAGCGTCGGTACTATCTCGAAGCGCATCAGGTGTTCCAGGATATGCGAGGCGTATACTGTATCGAACTTGCCCACGTCCTCCGGTATCTCTCGCACATCGGCCACCACGTCCGGCTCGACAGCCTCATTGATGTCCACACCGACGTACTCCGCATCGGGCCACATCTCGCGCGCGTTCTTCGTTATCCCGCATCCCAGGTCAAGCACGCGCACCTTGCGCCTCCCCTTTCTGCTTGGCGTACCACTCACGCATCTGCATGAAGCCATCCACGGTCACGGCTGCGTCTCCCCAGTGTTTGCACTCAACGCCGGTGTCTACGACGATGCTGAAGCCACACCGCCGTGCCATCTCGCAGAACCAGTGATCTTCCGTCCGCCCGTACTCCATCCCGTAGAACGGCCACCGCTCGGCCTCGAAGTCCGGCAGCGGCCCGATCAACGGCTCCAGGCGCACGACGCCATCACCGCTCACCAGCACTTTATGTCTCACCTCAACCGGCAGCTTCTCTACGACCCCCACGTCATCCCGGTGTATTGGCACGATTGTTCCGGTCAAGGCGCGTTTGAAGATCAGGTATTGCCGCCTGATCTCCTCATACACCTCGCGCCGTATCAGTGTACAGCCCATTCCCACGCTGTCCACGGTTACGATCTCGCCCCGTTGGTAGTTCCACAGCGGCACGTAGCCGCCGCTCTTCACGCGCAGGTAGGCGATGGGATTATGTGGCGGACGGCGCAGGAAGTACAGCCCGGCCGCGATGGGTCGGTTCAGTGACGCCAGTTGTTTGATGGCGTTCATCGGCGGGGCGGTGTCATCATCAACCCAGAAGATGGCATCTGCACGTCCATCCAGATAGCGCGCCGTGATCTGGCTGCGGTTCATGTCCGTGTGTGTCATGCGGCGCAGACCGACTGTGGAAATCTCGTTCTTCTGGAAATCGGTCAGGGCTGCCCCGACGACGATGACGTCGTTAATCTCCAGGCCGGGCTCTCGCTCGGTGAACAGCACCAAGTCGATGATCTTCGGCCACCACCGGTGGCTCTGGTTCTTGCTGGCGGCGATGCCGACGTCGATGAGCATGGGGCTCCTTTTGTTGTGTAGTGGCCCGGCATCGAGCCGGGCCACGTTTTGCCTTAGTCGATCTCTGGGCAGACGATGATGGCGGTCATAACGTAGCCCTCGCCGTCGGTCGTCATAGTGCCGCAGACGAGCGTTGCGTTCAGCACATCGCCTTCATCCATAATGCGGTCTGATAGCGTGGAGGTCAGCGTCAGCTTCTTGCCTTCCTTGGCTGTCACGGTGGTTGGGTTCATGTTGGTCGTGGAGAGGACATTACGCGCGCTGTTGGCGCTGGCGTCGTAATTGTCCACGGCCAGGGTATTAGTCCCACCGGCGATAGCGACTGCCGCGCTGATCCAGATTTCCTTGATGTAGCAACCGTCACACGGGGCAACGAACACGGCCTGTTTGTAGGTCGTGCCGTCCACCAGGAGGGGCGGCCCGAGAGGCACGCTGACTATCCGCTGGATGCCGACGCTTGCCTTGCCGGTTCCGCCGTCTGTCTCACCCACGCCAGGGATGATCGTCGACAGGCTCTGGAGCTTGTCGTTACTGGTCGATTTCATGTTTGCCTCCTATTGGGTGGGGAGCAGCGCTGCTCCCCACCCCTATCCATCCGGCTACGAGCTGGTGCTGATCGAGCTGATGATCGCGTGTGCCTTGTTGTTCTTCACCACCAGCGTGTACTCTCCGATCACCTGGCCCTTGATCGCATCGCCTGTCTTGGCAAGTGGTTCTTGGAAGAAGGGGTCGAAGGGCACAAAACCGATGTAACGGCTCTCGACGATGTACAGCTTCGTCTTTGGACACCAGCGGTCCATCAGCAGACCAAGCATGCCGAACTCGGTATCCAGCTCCTTGATCACGACGCCGCCGATGGTCTCTGCCCTCTCGGTACGCACAGAGTTGGCGAACATGTCGCTGATCTTCCGCGCGACCCAGGCATTGCAGATGAGCAGGTCTGGGCTTGAGCCGGCGCCTTCCCAGCAGGATTGGATTGCATCTTTGATGTCTCCCCAGTCCAGCGCAGCACCGCTCAGGCTTGTGGTGTTGGTCGTGACGAAGGTTTCGATGCCACCGAAGGCCCTCGGCGTGGTCGCGCTTCCGGCCTTTCGCTCGCCGTAGAAGAATGCCTGATCCATCTGGATCACCAATTCCTCCATCCGCTTTGACGCTTGGTAGTCGAAGTAGTCAGCGATGCCGTATTGAGCCAGCTTGGCTTGGGTGCGGGTGACCTTGAGGTCATCCTGTAGCACCTGGGTGTAGTTGTACGGCGCTGCGATGTCGGCCACGGCGCGATCGTAGGAGGCATCGGCCCCCTCCAGCCGTGCGTTGAACAGCCGGGTGATCGTGGCGTCCGAGGCGTGCGACGCTTGCGTGCCGCCATAGTTCCGCGTCACGGTCAGCGTGTTGGTGCTGATGGCGGAGACCCACACCTTTTCCGCATCGATGAGCAGCACGTCGCCCACATGGTGCAACGAGCCGTCGGTGACGGAGAGCGTGGTCGCGTTGCTCGTGCAGGACGCAGCCAGCGTGTCGGTCCAGTCGGCCAGCTCATCCTCGAGCCATTCCACCTTCGTCCCCGGCCATGTGGTGAGCTGGAAGTAGTCGGCGTCACGCATAAAGCGCTTGACGACGGGCGCGTCGTTCGGGCTGATGAGATCGATCTGGTCGGCAATGACGCGCTTCTGCGGCGTAGTATCTGAATAGCTGGTGAGTGGCTGATCGTGTACAGCCATTGTTTACCTCCATAGAGTTTCTTTCAGATCACACCTCCAATCCTTTCTCGGCGTACTTCTTCCGCAGCCGTATCAGCGCACGGTAGTCGCCTGTGCCCTTCAGGGCCGCTCGCTCCCTTTCGTACTCCGCCCGCAGGTTGGAGGTTGATGTACCCGTAACCGTGGGCACTTTGGTGACGCCTGCCTGACGCAATGCTTCGCTCTGCGCCTTGCGGGCCTCCCTCTGTGCCTCTTCCCGCTGTTTGCGGGTCAGCTCCTCTCCGCGCGACATTGCCAGCCGTGCGACGCTCGTAGCCAGTCGGGCGTAGTTCTCGGCGTTGGCAACCGGTCGGCCCAACATGGGATCTATGTCGCCCCAGTCCAAGCCTTCCTCCTTGCCGGTCAGCCCGGCGTCTTTCAAAAGCTGCGCCGCCTTCGCCTGATAGTAGGCTTCCTGCGCCGCCAGCTCCTGAGCGCGCCGCTGCTGTTGCTGGAACTGCTCCAACTGTTGCCTGAGCACTGCTACCTGATCTTCAGGATCGAGTGCATCAAGCTGCGCCATCTGCGCCGCCGTCAACTGCTGCCGCGCATCGGCCAACTCCTGGGCGAGCCGCTGCCGTTCCGCTGCGAGCCGGGCCAACTCCGCCTCACGTTCTGCGAGACGGCTGTCAACCTTCGACTTCCACCTACGGAACTCTTCGAACTCGTCTAGATTGACCTTCCGGTCTGCGGTTTCGGCTGTCGGTGCGGACGGTTCCCCGGCTGCCTCCCCAGCCCATCCCTCTGTGGAGACTTCGGCAGCTCCCTCTTGGGCTGCCGCCTCCGCCTCCGGGGCTTCGGAAGCTCCTTCGACCTGTCGTTCCAACTCCTCTGCCACTTCACTTACCTCCCCTATTGTAAGATCAAGACGTAATTATGTCAAGTTACTTAACCCCAACGACGGCCCCACAGCCAGGGGCTATAAGTCAGTTCGGGTAGCCCACCGCTTATCAGGCGGCGATAATCCGGCGCGCCAGCCCAGGGGCTGGGCGTTTCCAGCCGCACTCGCGGCGTCGGTGAGACGCGCGGGACGGCTCCGCCTCCTCTTCCGCCGCCGTAGTAGCGCCGCCTGGTGTAGTAGCGCCGCCTGGTGTAGTAGCGCGGGCGGTATGCTCCGGTCGCATATGTCGCGCGAGTACTGGGCTCAAAGTCAGGGTTGTAATACTTCGCCCAGATTGGGAATGCCTCCGACCAGGCGTCGCGGAAGTTCCAATATTCGACTAGCTCTGGATGCTCTTCCCGATAGGCGCGCCGCTTCTTCTTCGGCAGGCTGAAGTATTCGGCTTGCACTTCGAGGATGTCAGGCCACCGCCCAAGTACGGTGTCCCAGTACTGGTCATTCTCCTCCCTGGCCTGTGCCCACTCTTGGGGATCACCTATGATCTCGTCGGCGTGCTCCTTCAGATAGTCCTCGACAGCCTTTATCGCCGTCTTGTATTGCTCAACAGTGAAGCCCTGCTCCGCCAGCGACTTTCTGGTGTCGTAATCCCGTATCGCGTTCAGCAGCGGAATGTCGTCTTTCAGTGCTCGCTCGAATACGCCAGGCGGCACACTGCTCATGTAGAAGTCGTAGAACTCGCGCTGTGCGTCGGCCTGCGTCCAGGCTTCCTCGGGCCGCTTGTAGAACTCCGCCAGCAGCGGATTGGCGGCGATTTGCTCTGCAAGCCAATCCTGATATTGCCCAATCTCAGGATGCTGCTCGCGGTATTCGGCCCGCTGCTCCGGCGGTAGATCATAGTAGGCGTCCACCGTCTGCAATATCGTGCTCCCGAAAAGCCTCTGTGCCTCGGCATCAAGGGCCTTCCGCTCTTCCCTGGCTTGTTCGCGTCTGGCCTGTTCCTCTTCCGACGGGTATGGCTGCTTCGCCATCTCTAGGACAATGGCTTCGAGGTTGCGCAGGTCGTCATCGGGCCAGTCCTCGATCTGCCCCTTACTCTGGAAGAATTTGTCCAGCAGCTCTAACGCGCGCTCCTGACCCACGGCCTCGAACTGCTGCTTGTAGCGCCAGCCCGGCGGTTGGCGGTTGATGACGCTCCATGTCAGCGCCTCCAGGCGATCTAATTTGTTCTGGCTCGCCATGCTCACGATGTCGAAGTAGGGGTAGCGGTTCTTTAGCGCGCGCCAGGCGGTGGAGTATTCCTCCGGCGTCATCTTGTCGCGGTTATCGCGCAGCGCGCCCACCATGTCCCACATCTCCGACAGTCGCTGTTCCCACTCCCCACGCGGCTTCAGCCCTGGACCTCCAAGCCAGCTTATCGCCGTCGGCAGCGCGCGCCCCTCGGCGTGGCGCTGCAATGCCACGTCGAAGGCCGGGCCACCCCACTGGTATGCCTCCAATTCCGCTTGTTCGCGCGGCACCTCGCCTGCGTCCACCATCTCGGCCAGTGTCTTGACGATGCGCCTTCTGTCATAGATTGAGCCCATGAAGCGCGCGGGCTCCCCCGCCGCCATCTGTTCGACGTTGTACAACTGCGGGGCCACACCGATGCCGCCGGGCGGTATCACGGCCTCGGCCCCGGGTATGGTCTTGCGCGCCCAGGCGGTGATGCCTGGTATCGCACGGCCCCACTGGGCCTGGTACCCCAACCAGGCGCGTGCCGCTTCCCAGTCTGGTCCGCCCTCTTCCTCCGGTCGCGCCATTGCCGCCGCCGCCAGTATAATGCTGAACAGTGCGTTTGTCGTTGGCCCGTAGGCTCCCAGCTCCTGAACAACCTGCCCCACCGGCAGCCCGGCGATCTTCACCCGTCCTCGCTCGCGGCTTCTGAACTGATCGATGAGGCCCACCAGCGGGTTGAACGTCGCCTGGAGGGGGATGTACAGCCCCTCACCTAGCACGTCGGGTAGCTTGATTTGGTCGTGCCACCAGTCGGGAAGCTCACGGTTGGCTTGGTGTAGCGCCTCTTGCAGCTTCAGGTAGCCAGAGAGCAGGTAGGGCTGATCTACGATACGCACCAGATATTTCGGGAACGTGCGCGAGTACCAGAACGGGTACTGGAATATCAGCCCCAACACGGTGTCCACGTTGCGCCGGTCGCCGTAGTTGTGGTAGGCGAAGTCACGCACCATCTCGCCCACCTTGGTCGCCACTGCGCGGGTGGTATTGAGGCGGGGTTTCATATCATCCAAGAATCTTTGTATCGCCGCGATCTGATCTGGCGTCAGTTCTCCGCTGATCTTCTGCCCCCAGGTCTGGCGCATCTCTGCGCTGAGACGCTGTAGCACATCCTCTGCCTGAGTAGCCCCGGCATCGGCCAATTCCGCCGGCGTGGGCATAGCGCCAGTGTCGGCAATCTGCCTGATCTGATCTCTTACTGGCACACCACCCGCCGCCGGGATAAGCTCTTCCGTCACCCCCGCCGTCTGCCGTGCTCGCTCTGCCAGATCATCCCACCGCTGCATTGCAGTCTCGTGGTAGTCTAGCCATGCCTGGTTGCGGAAGCGCCGGTACTCATCCCATAATGCGGTTCTCTGTGCCCGATTGTACTGTCCTGACAATACGGCTCCCCACGTCTGGTTGCGCCGTTGGTCAATAGCTTGCAGCGTCTGGTGCGCCAGCGCGTCCAGCTCGTCCCGCGTTTGGTGGAAATCCAACAACAGCTCGTCGGCCTGGGCGCTTTGCTCGATGAAGTAGACCGCGCGGTTCTCTCTTCCCTTGCGCAGCCGGCGCGCCCTGGCAATCCATTCCTGGCCTTCCTCAATCTGCTGCATCTGCGTCGGGCGGCGCTCGAATACCGCCCGGCTGGCTTTCTCCAGGTCGTCGTCGATGACCGAGGCGAATTGGGCATCGATTGTGTCTTTAGGAATGGCGACGTCGCCGAGTTCGTCGGCCCGCGCCCACGACTCGTCGATCAGTTCTTGGACACCCTTGGCGAAGCTGTCGGCATCCGGCGCATCGTCGGCCAGCTTCTGTACTTGGTCGAGCAATCCTAGGTCACGCAGGTCGTCAGCGTACTGTTCAGGCACAACGCGCCAGGCTTCGCCATAACCCGCGCGCTGCTTCACCGCATCCAGGATGTCGTCAAGCTCCCTGGGGTTAAGCGCAAGCTCCGTCCGCCGCGCGACCCAGCGGGCCAGGTCGTCGCCGACCTGCCCGCCCAATTGTGCCACATCATCTTCCGGTATCAGCGAGCCAACGCGCCAATAGCGGTTGAAGGTGTTGCGCATCCCGGCGTAGACTGCGCGGTTGCCAAAAGCGTGCTCAATTCTACCACTCAGCCGTATGGCCGGTTCGTCTTTCGCCGTTCTCCACAGCCGCTTCAGAAACGGCACGGTCTCCGTCGCCTCGTCGGCTCCCTTCGCCAGCCGCTTTAGCTCCTGGAACTCCCCCGCCGGGCCGCCGCCCAGTCCCCGTATGGCAGCGGCCGGAGGCCCTCCGGCGACGCGCTTGTAGAAGTCATCGATCACTTCGGCGCGCGTCAGTGGCAATGCACCGTCCATCACGCCCTGGACCGCGTTCTGAACACCGTTGCGTATGGCGTATCCGGGGTTCCAGCCCATGTGGAAATACTTGGCGAAGAAGCCGCGTGCTCTGTTGTTCCACCTGATGGGCGCGGGCAGCGGCTTGCTGGGATACAGCCTGTCTGCTGTCCTGACCATCCTGTTGAGCAACGTCATGGCGGCCTCTTCAGCATCATCTGCCTTCTCTATGGCCTGTACCAACTTCTCGGGATGGTACACGCCCTTCTCGTCGGTGAACATCTGGCGCATGAAGTAGATGACCTTCTTGCCCCGCGTGCTCTCCAATGGGCTGATCACTGCATCGGGATCGAGGCCGAGGCGTAGTGTAAGTTCGGGGTCCAGTCTGAAGCGCCCAGTCAGGCCCAGTTCGTCCAGCAGCCGCCGGGCCGCCCTGGCCTCCTCCGGCGTGCCCCCCAGGTCGAGCATCGCCTTCAGCACGTCGGCCTGGTACTGCGGATCCACCGACGACAGCACCTGGCGCGACATGTCCATCGCCTCGTCGATGAGCATGCCCCGCTGTGCGGCCGGCGTGCGGGCGAACAGCCGCCTCAATCCGCGCTGTCCGGCCTTGGTTTTCAGGAACACCTCGTCGATGGGCGTATCGTCAGCCACCGCCAAGTAGCGCAATGCCTTGCGCATTTGGCGTGCCTCCCGCCCACCTGTTACCGTCTCCGACAGGATCGGGAGCACCCAGTTGGAGGGATCAAGGATCATACGCCCGACCATCTCTTTCCACGGTTGTTCCTCGCCGGGAACACCGTGGTTCAGTAATTCTTCTGCTACCTCCCTCTCGCTCCTCCCCTGGGCTGTCTGCGTCGCCAAGTAGGCCGCTGCGGCTGGCTGGGCTATAATTTCCTCCAGTACGCGCGGAAGGCTCTTTTCGTCGAGATGCCAGTCTCCCTCGTCGTCAGCCATAGCGCCGGCAGCGGCAGCAGCGGCGCGCAGGGGGCGTGTGACACTGTAGTCGCCCACACGGACGACGTGTGGATCCTCTCCGCCGATGATGCGATCCAGCGCGCGCACCTGGGCCGATGGGCCGCTGTAGGTGAGCAAGGATACCTCATTCAGTGCCTGGCGCGTCTGCGGTGTATCTCCGTACCGCTCCAATGCATACTGCCGCACCGAGACGCCTTCCGGCAACGGCCTCTCCATACCAGGCAGCAGCCTCCCCCGGCCCCGCCCCTGCCCCACTGGCGGCAAGCGCTGCTGAACAGCCCGCCCTAACAGCTCCTCAGCAGCCAGTGCCGGTGCTGTGAAGATTGTGTTGAAAGCTATCCGTGCGGCGGGGCCTATGACTGGTATCTGCCCAACATCGTGCGCGGCGGCCAAGCCAAGCTGTGCACCAGTCGCCCCGGCTCGCGCGGCCAACGAAGCCACGTCGGCGGCCTGCCGCCCCAGCCACGCTCTCATCTCGGGATCGGCAAGCGGCGTCGCAGCCCAGATGGGCTTAGGCTGGGGCATAGGCTCACCAGGCTCTGCCCAGCGCCTAACGTCCTGCGCCACGGCCCGCTGCCAGGCACCAGGCAATTCCCACTGAGGAGGCCCACCACGGGCGATGTCCTCGACCACTGGCCCCATCGCCTCACGCCATGCTGTCATCGGCAACGCAACATCCAATTCAGGCGGCACGCTCAGAGGCGTTTCTTTTTGCCTACCCCACTGGCGCGAAAGCCAGTTCCTCACCTCTGGATCAAGCAAGGGCGATACGGCCCAGATGGGCTTGGGAGTCACCGCTGCTGGCGCTGGGGGACCCACCTCCGGCGGCGGTTCGTATTCTCGCGTCGTCAAGGGCAACATCGGCGGCGGTGCCCACGGTCCCACCTGTGGTGTAGGTAGTGGCGCTATTGGCGGGGCGAGCCACGGTATGACCGGCTCACGCCGTGGGGCCATCGCCATCGGCTCTTCCGGCAACGGCGGTGCCGGCCTACGCCACCACTCATCTTCAAGCGGCTTCAGGACAGACTCGATAGGCGTCGCGGGACGCCCGGGCCCCGTTCGCCCGTGTTTCTTCCCGCCGCGAGAGCCGGAGGTGTTTAGTCTCACTTGACTTCCTTACATCCACCTGGTATTGGGACGCCAGCGACGCCCGAAAGCTCGAATGTTTTCGGCCGCCTTCTGCGCCTCCAGCTGCTGTTGCTGGAACTGTTTGCTCCACTCATCCATCTGCTTGCGCCAGTCAAACTGCTGGCTCCACTGTTCGCCTTGCATCTGTGCCTGGAGCCACGGTAGCACCGTGTTCATCCATTGCATCCCCACAAGTGCTTCTTCTTTCTTGGTCGGCCAGCCGTGCGCCACCCAGGGCATCTCGGCCCAGCCTGTCCCCCAGGGCGTCAACGGCGGCTGTTGCGGCCACCATCCGCCCCACCATTGTTGTGGCATATCATCACCCTCCCTGCTTTCTCAATAGCTTCTCCATCTCCTCCGCGTACCTCCGCGCCTCTTGCACGGCACGCTCCGGCCCCACGTACTGAGCCGCGTATTGCACCAGCGCTTGGGGATCGCCCCGCATCTCGACGTAGCGGCGCAGTACCTCGCTATCCGATAGGCGGTTCTCCTCCTGCAGATCATGGACAAGATCATCCACCACCTCGCGCGTCTCGGCCACTGCATCGAAGATCAAGCGCCTCATAGTCCCTCCGGCGGCATCCCCGGCATCGGCTGTCCCTCCATCGCCATCATATTCTCAAGCCCCACCGCCGGCGGCATCGCCCCGGGTGGCACGACGCCAGGTGGAAGCCCTTGCATCCCAGGAGGCCCCATCCCCTGCGGTTGCTGCGGCGGCTGTTGTGCCTGTTGCTGTCGTTGCTGGGCGGCCTGCGTCAGCGCCGCCGCTAGTGCTTCGTCATACTCGCTCAGTACAATCTCAGCCAGCTTCTCGGCAAGCGGCCCTTGTAGCAACATCCGATCGCGCAAGATGCGCTTGATCTCGTCAGCCGGGCTTTGGCTCGCCGTATGCTTGATGCGCTGGAAGTTATCCAAGAATGTCTCCATACTGATCTGTCCGCTCTTCTGCAACTGCGATAGCGCCATAATCTCGCCCGCCTCGTCCTTCGGCAGACTGGCGCTCAGTTCAACGCGGTTGCGATAGTAGCCGTCTATCTCGTCTGGCTTCAACTGCGTCTCGATCACGGTTCCGCGAGCATCAGCGCCCCAAACGTACCAGCCATCGGGCGGCGCATACTGTTCGGTCAGTGACAGTATCAATTCGTTCAGCGCCTGGTAGGCCCGTTCGCGTATCTTTTGCCGCGCGGCGATGCGCATCAGCACCGGGTTGTTGATCGCCGTCAAGGCCAGGCCGGAAAGGTCGCCTACGTACTGTCCCATCATCGCGCGGCTGACCGTCGCGTCCTCAATCAATGTCTGGAAAAGCTGCATCTGTTCGTCGGTATCGGGGTGCGTCCCCGGTGGCAGCAAGAACTCAATGCGGTCGTTGCTATCGATCTCGGTTACGCCGCCCGGGCTGAAGTCTATTTGGTCGGCGGGAATTGTAGACAGCAATGCAGCATTGGCATAACGCTTGATGATCTCTTGCTTGTAGTTGATCAACTCTGCCGTCGCCGCCGCAAGCCCCTTGCTCCCACGTTCTCCGATCATCTTGCCCGCCGTGATCGGGAACAGGACTGACAATGCGCCGTCCTCGTCATTTAGCACTGTGCTGATGCCCGGGTAGCGGATGAAGGGCAAGCGGTTGTATCCCGGCATGCGCACCGGCTCTTTGACGAACCTATCCTCTCCCTCGACAGCAACGCAGTGGATCACCACGCGCTGCCGCACGGTCTCCATCTCGGGTTCCTCTGTGCCTGGTTCTTCTCCCTCTTCCTCGCCGAAGAGACGCCGCCATTGGTCTTGTATCCAGCTTACAGCCCCGCCCAGCGCCCCTCCGCCCGCTTCCACCTCCGGCCGGGGTCGCTCCTTCTGGCGCTCATAGGTGACGATCTCGGAGCGCCAGTAGTCGCGCATCTCGACTTCCTCATCAAGCCAGTTCTCAAGCTCGGAGGTGTCGCTTGGTCGCTTCTGGCGCAGCTCTACGCCCCACTCGCTCTCAATCTCCCGCCGCGTGCGCTTGCAGATGAACATCACTTCCTTGTCATGCCCCGGGCGCACGTCGGGGGTGGGATAGACCTCACGCGGATCTATGGCGTTGAGCAGTAGCGGAAGCTCGCCATCCGCCGCCCCGTCGTCATACAGGCAGCGGACGACACCCTCGCCCAGGCAACAGGCCGCCCACTCAGCCTGGTCGAGCACGGTCATCACGTCGGCCTGATACCACACGCCGTATAAGTAATCTTCCAACTTCTGTGCGCGTTCCTCCTGCCAGCCTTTAAACTCCGACGCCGGAACCGAGATAACCGGCGGGCGCGTCAGGAACAGCGGGCGGAAGGCTTCAACGCGCGTCCAGCAGATGGGCGGGCAGATGCGCGTCTGATCTGGCTCAGCCTGGCTCTCCCACATATCCAAGAGATACAGCCGCTCGTATTTGTCCATCCGGTCATTGCGCTCAGCCCAGCGATCCTTGAGCGCCTCGGCGCGATCCTCGACGAACGAGGGGGTGATGCGGTCCAGTATCTGCCGCAACTGCCGATCTATGGTGCGCTCTATCCGCTCGCTCTCTTCGCCTTCCGTCACTTCTATCTCTTGCTCTGCCATAATCTCAACCTATCGTCGCCTCGCGCCAGTGCCGCCGCACCGGGGGTCGCCTCGCCCGTTCCACAAAACCGTATCGCTCGACCATCCAGTTTCGCAGCGCATCCATAGCGTCGTTGTTGGCGTCCTCCGGCTCCTCACTTCTCACGTTCCCTTTCGCGTCGGTCTTACGCTTGTAGGCCCCAAACTCTTTCTGTGTGCCAGCGCAGCTTGTATCGCAGATGTAGCGCGGAACTTGCGTGGCCGGGTCCAGTAGCATCGTGCGTACGCGCATGATGCCATCCAGCACCTTCCCCGCATTGAACACAACCACGCGCACCTTCTTGCCCTCACTGCGCGTCAGGTTCTGCCACACCTCCTGTGTGCTCTCTGCCGCCTGATGCTGCTTCCCCTCATGCCCTAGCACCACGCGCGTCACCTGCTCCCACCACGGCTTGTGCTTGCAGATGTCGTATATGTCTTGGTGCGTCAGGTGGTGTTCATATATCTCATCGATCTGCCTGATGACTTCGACGTTGATCACCGAACCGCCTTCCAATGTGCGGTTCTCCTGCGCGCATTGCAACGCCAGCACTGCGTAGTGCGACGGGTAGTACCCTGCGTCCACAGCCAGCTCTACCGGCAAGTCAGGATCGAACTCCACCTTGCCCACGTGCAGCTCTGGATCAAACTCGGGATAGATGCGTGCCGGACTAGGCACAAGCTCTGCCCCGACCAGTCTGGCAAACTCGTCGGGCGGCATCACCGCCTCAAGGTGCTTGATCTCCGGGTCTTGACGCCCTCCGGGATACACGACCAGGTTTTCCCAGGAAGGCAGGCTGAACCGCTCGCCCTGGTAGCTGTTGTGCTCCGGCCCGCCTTTAAGCGCCCTGAACAGGTCTGCATACCAACCCATGTCATCCCACAGCGTGCCGCTCAGTATCACCAGGCCGCGCGTCTCGGCCACACGTCCCCGCGCGGCGGTAAGCGCCTCCTCGCGCAAGTGCCCGGCCTCACACAGCGCCACAATGTCGTACGCTTGGCCGCGACCGGTCAGCTCCTGCGGCCCGTCTTGCAGGCTGATGGTCTCGATCTGGATGTCGCCAAAGGCAGTCATCTCCCACTTTCCCACACGTGGCATAGAGACGCCGGCCAGTGCCCCAAGCCGCTCAAGCGCGTCGTGGATGTACTGTGCCTCCGCCCTGGTCTCGTCATATTCCTGCGCCGCGAGGGCGACTCGCTTACACCACGGCAAGCGGGCCATGATCTCCATCGCCGTGAAGCGTGACTTACCCGCCCGCTCGCCACCGGCAACGAGGATGATGCGGGCCTTGCTCCGGTGCGCCTCAAGCTGACGCCCCTGCGGCTTGTAGCCCAAGGCATCAAATACTCTCTTCTTCTGTCGCCACGTCGGCCACCGCCTCGTCACGCAGCTCCTTCAACAGCTTCGCCCACGGCCCCTCAACCGCCACGTCTACGCCCTTCCGCGCTTGCAACCCGATGCGGTCCAATATCTGAACCGCCGCCTCAATCCTATCGCTTGGCTTCCTCGCATGCCGCACCACCCAGCGGAGCGAACTGGCCGCGTCTGCCGCCGCGCGTCGCAGCATCTCACGCGCCACATGCACGCTGTCCATTGCGATTAGCTGGACAGCCTCGTCGATAGGGATGCCCTTCATCCGCCAGTGATAGACGGCGGAGGGGCTGAGCCCGGTCTCTTCGCACGCTTTCTTGTCGGAGTTGACGTACAGCCGGCAGCGCACGAAGCGCAGTTGCTCGTTGGTCAGTTGGCGCAGTACTTTAGTCAACTCCTCGTTCATCTTCGCTTCCTCTTCGCTTTTCGCTTTGCCTTGCCCTTTACGCGCTTCAGCCTGGGGTTGCGCCGCTTCGCCGCCGGGCTCGCTCGCCGCGTAGCAGCCGCCAGAATTGCACGCGCCCGCTCCAGTGATATGCCACGCTCACGCGCTATGCGCCTGGCGTTGGTCTCGAACCCCCGTACAGGTCGCTTCCTCTTCGCCTTTCGCTTTGCCATACCACCCCCTCCCTTCAATCGTAGCCATACATCTTGACAATCCCCGCCAGTGGCTCCAGCTTCACCTTGTCCTCCTCCGGCATCTCGTGCCAGCGCCCTATGCTCTCCGACCTGACCTCGACTTTCTTCATCGTCAGCGGGAACTCAAGGAACTCCCGCAGCGTCTCGAGCTCCTCATCCTGTCGCTCGATGAAGTCCTCGAAGCGAAACACTTGCCAGCGCTTCGGCTTTGGCGTCGCCCGTATGATCTGATGCTGATACAGAATGCTGGCAATGCGCCGATCCAACAATGTGTCGCACACTGGCCCCGGCACTCCAAAGTCACGCAGATCATCGGTCAGATGCCCGCCCAACGCAACGTCCCTCGGGTCCCGCACCCAGTGGATGTACCTGGCGTCGGGGAACCACTTCACCCACCACGGCAGCGCCAACAGCGTCTCCGGTAGCTTCCAGCCGGCAAACGGTCTTTCACTGTAGATCACGTCAGACAGCGAGATGTCACGCCACAGCCGCGCGGCCTCGGGTGGCTCCGTCTCCAGCAGCTCGTTGAAGTCCCACTTGAGATCACCTGAGTACTTCACGTGGCGTGCCGCCAGCCACGCCACCTGGTACAGCGGCGCAGGCGGTATCACGTCGTAGCTGTCGTTGACCGCCAGGCCCATGTACACACCGCTTTCCAAGAGCGTCTGCGCGATCAGCCGCGTGCCGGAATGACCTCGACCGATGATGATGATGAGGTTGCTCATACTCTACCGCGTTTCTTCAGGCTCCGGTTTACCGCACGCTGCTGGGCCAGCGCGGCCTTGCGCGTGCTGTGCCGGCCGAGCACCCGCGCTCCCTTGCCCTTGTGCGACAGCACCACCCAGGCCCTGCCCCGCCGCCTGACTATCGCCGGCATCATTCACCCCCTCGGCTCCGCCCGAATCGCGCTTTGCAACGCACTCTTCGTCTCACGCAGAACAGTCACCGTCGCTCGCAGCTCCGCCGCCTTGCCGCTCACTCGCGCATACTCAGTCTTGATCTTCAACAGCTCTTGGATGATCTTCTCCAACAGCTTGACCTTGGCGTCGTAGTCCAACATCAGCAAGTTAACGTCGTCCAAATTACCCTCGTCGTACATTGCGCCTCCCTTCGGGTTGCCCCGGGCAGAGGGAGAAAGGAGAGAAAGCCCCCTGCCCGAGGCCTCGTCATTCTCCGACCACCTTGTAGCCCCACACCACGCGGCCCACCCCGGGCCGCCGCACTTTCTTTCGCACGACCTTGCCGGCATCCAGCCACGCTCTTGCTCTCTTGTACATCACATCGCAACTGACGCCAGCGTACTCAGCCAACTCGGCGACGGTGCGGTACTCACGGTCGTCTGTCACCGGCTCGATGAGTGCATCCCACTCGGCCCACACGTCCTCGGCGGTCACGTCTAGCTCGCGGTCCACGGTTTGCGCCTCCGCCTCACTGTCCAGAGTAGCGATTGCCACTCATACTCTCCTCCCCGGCACGTGATCAGCAGCCCACCGACCTCCTCGACCACGCGCTCCTGCCCGCGCCTATGGTCCAAGCCGTCCAATAGTTTCCAGGCCGGACACCGAAACACCTGTGGCTTGATCCTCGTGCCGCTCACGTCGTATCGGTGAACGTGTGCAAACAGCGCCACATCTGGAGGCTCCACACCCTGACGCAGGAACTGAACGTTGATGATGTCCTGGAGCCGCGCCGTGCTGGCACCAAACGTCCACGGCCTGAACGCATTGGTCTGGGGATGGTGCCAGCAAGCGAACGTCACGCCGCCCAGCTCAGCCCACAGCCAACCCCAAGATGCCGTGCCGCGCTCCTCATCCGCCACCGCCCCCAGATCACGCGCCAGCACCTCCTCCAGTTCACAATGCTCGCCGGTGTGCGCTTCCGTGCCGCGCAGGATGAAGAGCCAGTTGGCACGCTCCGCCACTGGCGCAAAAACCTCGATGCCCATCCGCAGCACGTCCGCCCGGTTCTTCGTGATCGGATCAAGCCCGTCGTGCTTGTTAATGTCCAGCAGGTCGCCAAGTGCAATCACCGCTAACCTTGCGCCTAACTCCTCCTGCCGCTGGTAGACGGTCTCCCAGTACGTCTGCCATGCTGACCACAGAGACCGCTGTGGCCGTGAGGGCCTGAACGTGCCCCCCTCCTCCAAGTTGAACGCCCGGCCCGGAGGAAGGCCCACCCGACTATTGATGTGAGTATCGGCCACAACTGCGACCAATACCGTATCAGCCTTGGCCATACCGGCCTACTGCTTTCTCATCACCATCGCGTCTACTAGCGCCGGGTCGAGGTGCGCCTTGAGCACCGGCAGCGGATCGATCCACTGCACTCCCGGCGTTAGCCACCAACTCCAGCCGAACGCGTCCAGCGCCATGTCGAAATGCAGATGGTCGCCACCCCGCCCGCGCACGTAGTTGCCGATGTCACCGATGTGCTGTCCGGCAGTCACCGTCTCGCCGCGCTGCAATGTCACACTGCTTTGAGCCAGGTGTGCGTAGCGTATCCAGATCGGCTCGCCGCCGTGCCAGGACTTGACCACGACAACGGAGAGCCAGCCGCTGCTATGACCAACGCTGTGAACGACGCCATCGGCCACAGCCCAGACCGGCTCCCCGCGATCAACGTCGCCCCAAGGCGCAATGTCCAAGTTGATGTCGATGCCGCTGTGCCTATAGCCGCCGTTCCTCGCGCCGGTCAAATCGTGCCAGGTAGCGACGTACCAGTCGGCAACCGGATGCTCGTCAGTCCCGACTGGGAAATGCCAGGGGACCTCGTCGACCAGAGAAGAGAGCCGGTCGATCAGGTCATCGAGGCTGGCGCGAAACCGCTGCAACTCCTCGACCACCGCACGCAGTTCATCGCTCACTTCTGCACTCCCAACCATGCGGCCAGCGCTGAGAGGATCAGGCTGACGAACGCCTGGACGCCAGCCACCAGGCCGATGCGCTCCCGCACCCGCGCCTGCTCCTGCTCGACCGCGCGCAGTCGGCGGTCGTGCTCCTCCTGCCGCCTGGCGTACTCGCGCAGATCATCACGGACAGCGTCAATCTTCTGTCCGAGCACCGCAATAGTTACCCGCTGATTTCCATTGTCGCCTGCATTGCTACCCACGCCATCACCACTGTCAATGCGCCTTGTCAAACACGTCGTGGATCAGCGACGCTCCGCCGCCGATCAACGCGCCCGAGAGGATGCGCCCGACCCAGATATTCGGCACGACTTCGGCAAACAGGTTGGCCGGCGCGAACCAGGCGATAGCGAAGCCGGTCGCCAGCGCCACGTATACGAGCCACCAGAGATCAAGATCGGGAAAGCGCTTGCGGACGGGATCCGCGAGGTAGTTGACGATTGCGCGGTTTGCCACGGCCAGGAGGAGGCCGAGGGCCAGGGCCTGCGCGGTCGCGGCCGTGACGTTGAGGAAATCTAGAGCGCCTGTTTGCATAGAAACCTCACTTCCGACTATGTGTGTTATGTGAACTCCGCCTATTTCCGGCCCCCACCCCTGCCGCTGACACCCCTCCTGCCCACGCGCCCTGCGGCCATGATACACCTGTGTACCAATTATGTCAAGCGGCCAAGATAAAAATGACTGCGGTCATTAATGACCGCAGTCATTTTCCCGCAGCGGGAGCAATTTAGATCGCGCTCGCCGGTGCACAAACGTGCACGACATGAGAAAATGTGCACGGCTGCGGGGATACTTTACATAATTTACCTTAAATTTTCGCGGGGTCGGCGGATTTCAAGGCGAAAACACTTGACAAGCGTATAGAATTGTGCTATACTAGCAGTAGATTGAGAGGCGTGAAAGGAGATAAAGGATGAGCAAGAAACAGGTGAACGTCCGAATGTCCGATGCCACCCGCTCCAAGCTCAATGAGCTCACGGAGCGGTACGGCACACAGGCAGAGGCGGTCGCGGTAGCAATCGACCGCCTCTATCAGCAGGAAAGAAAGGAGAGCAAAATGAAAAGGCTATGGGTAATCGAGTGGAAAGGCAACCAGAACGTTATCCCGTCGCCAGAGTGTCCTGACCTGGATGACCTCGAAGTGGTTGTTGCCGACCTGTTCTTTGCGGTGATCAACGCTAGCTACGACCAAGTAGAGGCCGCCGTGCGGGACTTCCCGTACTGGCGGATTGTAGGCCAGCCAGCGGATGGTCGTTGGGTCAGTGAGGGCGGTGATGAGGTTTACATCCTCAACGGCGAGGTAGTTGAAAAGCCCGAGGAGCTGTGGGAGGGCCTTGGTCTTACCCCGCAGGACTTTGGCGGCGAAAGCTGGGATCAGGTTGACGAGGATATCGTTTGGGATCAAGTTCCCAGCTTCTGATCCAGATAACTGAATAGCCCGCTGGGAGCACATCTCAGCACCCAAACCCTAGCCCCGCTCCTGCGGGGCTTTTCTCTTACCATCCCCAACACCGCACCGAACACGCCACGATCACCACCAGAGCAATGATAATCACCAAGGTCAACCAGATACGATCCAACTGCCGTTGTGTGCTCATTCTAACCTCCATATTCAGCAAATGGCACTGCACTCAAATGGCGCAGATTAGACCAGTACCTCATATACCGCTTAAGCTCCCGATCAGTCCACCCGGGCGCAACGTACTCATTGCGTTTTTCTGCATCCAACGGTTGGTAACGCATCGGATTCGGCCATGCTCCCAGCGCCCAGACTTCCCGCAGGCGGTACAGCGCATCCTCTGGCGTATCGTTGAAGCCGATCAGCACGTATACGCTAACCTTGCCCTTCGGAATGCCCGCATCTCTCAGCAACCTGTGCGCGCACCTAAACACTGCCTCCATCCGAACATCATCCCACGCCAGGCGGACGCACTTCAACTGCCCCGCCCGATGCAGTTCCGCCAGCCGCGCCGCGTGATATTCCGTCAACAACCGCGCGTCCAAGCCCTGGTTGAAGTCCACACCCCTGATCCCGCTCTCAAGTAGCCGATCTATCACCTGATCAAAGTGCGCCTCACTACACGCCAGCAAGTTGTTGTCACAGACGATGGGCTTCACCGACCAGTCGTCAAGCTCAACCAGATCACCTTCGATCCTCGGTACAGCACAGAAAGGGCAGCGACGGATACACCCGCGACTGGTGAATGTAGCGCGGGGATTGTGATGTACCAGTGCATCCGCCTCATACCCCACCTCAGCCACGCCCTCAAAAAAAGCCGGGTCGTAGTACACAGCAGGCCCCCCAACCCTTACACGATAGCCTCTCGAACGCCACCACACCGCCCTCTGGTAGGCCATCTGCCGTCGCCAGGAAAAGACTACCGAGAGATTTACTGTATCCCCGTCCGTCCATTCCACATATCCACCTGACCACCCGCTACGCTCGCGACGAAGCTGCCACGCATTCATCAAACCTCCAACTGTGCGCTCACCCCCGCCCCCTTTCGCCTGAGACTGTGGACTTAGCCCCCAATCCCCGCGCGCGCAGCCTCAGCCATCGTCACTCGGCCCTCCAACGTCACCATCTGCTCCATCGCCGGGTCCACCAGGTCGCAGTATTCCCATCGCTCCACCTGAACCCCGTACCCCGGATCAAGGTCCCAAGGCGCAACCGCCTCGCAGAATGCGAAATTGCCCGCGTCCACGCTCCGCTTGCACGGGACGAGATGCGGGCAGTCATCGCAGCCGCCGGGCACGTCCACCGCAGGCCCCCAGGCCACGCCAACCGTCGTCTGGAGAGGATAGGTGTAGCCGGTCACGCAGCGAGAAGCATCAGCCGGGCGTGGTATCCCGCGCGTCGCCAGGAACGCTTCAATCCTCTCGCGGTTCTCAGATCGCGGCTCCTTGCCGCAATGCAGCCAGGACCACACACACCACTTAGTCACGCCAACCGCCTGCGCAAGCTCGGTCTGCGTGATCCCGGCAGCTTTTATTGCCGCAGCCAGCCACTCCGCGAAGTCGCTCGCTGCTGGCATATCACCGCAGCCACACCGCTAGGCCGCACGCCAAAGCAGCCAGGATCGGTAGCCAGATGAGGTACTTGACGTAGCCCCGCCCGTGGATCGCCACGTCGTAGCCCGGAGGCGGATCCGCCCCGGGTGCCTCCACGATCTCTGCCACCAAGTCGCCGTCAGCATCCAGGCCGACCCAGGCATCGCGCCCGGCAACTTTGGCCGGGCCAGGCCGCCTAGTTAACGGACGGGGTGGGTGAGAATCGTGCCGCGGTGTAACATGAACGCGCCTTGCCATCGTTTGCCTCCTTCCTCGGTTTCACTACGAGAGCCAGACCAGTGCCCGGGATCTCAATCACGTTGCATCCTCGGGCTTGCCCGCGCCAAACCACGGTTATCGTGGCCGGCCCAGTCACTTCAACTTCGATCAGTGGCTCTTTCGGATACTCCATCAAGCCTCCCTGTGCGTCACTCCACCGCTCCCGCGTTCTTCAACATCTCCTCAATCTCGCATGTGCGGCACTGCCACTCGCCTGGCCGCACAAAGTCCATCTCTGAACCGCAATCAGGACACAAGCAAACCTGATCGGCCTCGTCCCACTCGCGTTCCGGCGTCCATCCGCTGCCTTGCCTGAACTCACGAAGCGCATCTCGCTCGCGTTTCAGCTTGACAGCCCACTCACGGGCCTCCTTGAGCTGCGCCTCCAGCCGCCCGATCTTCTCGGCGGCTACCTGTTGGCTCAATACTTCCAGCTCCAACTGTGCATCATACAGCGTCCTCAGCCGCTCGACCTCCTCCAGCAGCGCCACCAGCCAGCGGCGAGCGTTGGCGAAGAGATGCCCGTAAGCCCGCTTGTTCGGCCCGCATAGAACATCATTGTTCCATGTGTTCTCAGTAAACGCAGTTATGGCGCAGTACGGCCCAGCTGGCCCGATTTCCAGCGGCACATCTGGCGTGGCCTCCACAGCCTCCCTGATCTCGTCCAGCAACTCAGTGTCCATCATTCGCTCCTTTCGCCCACAGTCCTGCCAGCCCACGGCCAGCCCTCTGCTCACCCTCACGTCTCGCACTCACCGCCCTCGCCCGCCTGCGGCCACTCGCACACCGCAGGCAGGCTCACGTCGGTCGCCCGCAGCGCCTCCAGCGTCTGCATGGCCTCGGCCAACTGTCCAGCCAGCCAGTGCGCGCCCGTCCAGTCCGCCCAGGCTACTGCACGTATCAGCGTGGTCACCAGGAAAGCATAGGCTTGCGTTGTCGTCATGTGCGCTTCTCCCCCTGTGGTAGCTTCTCCAGCACGTGCAATCCGCCCGCCGTCTCGCCACACTTGCGCCACCCTGCGCATTTGAAGCAGTAGCCGGGATTGCACGACGCAATCTTGGTCGGGTCCACGTAAGTGTACAATCGTTCGCCAGGCCACCTGCGCCACGCCAACCGCTCAGCCTCGCGGATTAGTTCACTACTCAGCCCCTTGCCCTCATTCCGAAACACGGAACAACACACGCCACTCTGTCCCGCCAGATCAGGACGGTTCATGCGTCGCCACACGAACAGCGCGCGGCAGTCAGCCGTCATCAGTACCATGTGCTCGCCTGGCCCGCAGATACGCTTCTCGCCCATCCGCCGCCGCTTCTTGAGCCGCGTGCACGAGTAGTGCCGCTCATACAGCGCGGCAGCGCGCGGATCACCATCCTGCACCGCAAACCAGGCCCCACCAACGTCCAGCCACGGCCACATATCCATCAGCACTCGCCTTGCTCTGTGTCGAGATAATACCCTCCCGCGTCACTTTCCGTACACGCAATATGATCGCCGCCAGCTGAAAGCCGCCCGACCACCTGGTCGATGGCTTTCTGCACCTCCGGCAACATCCGCGTCTCCATCCGCGCACGTTGTAGTAGCGCCTCGTACGCTTGGCAGAACCGCGCGCGCGCCGACGGTAGCGTCTCGCTCGTCGTCTCGCACAGCACGCGGTTGCCGCCGATGGCCTGGAGAGCATCATAGACTAGCGGTGACGAGAAATCATCACGCTGAGGCGGCTTGTAATAGTTGATCTTCTTCAGCGCCTCGGACCACGCCTCGAGAGCTGAGGGAACACCTTGCTTGCGCTCCAAGAGATCAAACGCCACGGCGCGCAACTGCCCCGCCGACGGGAACCACGGCGTGTCCAATGCCCCATAATGCAGCGTCGCCGCTTTCAGCAAGTCAACGTCGAGATCGCCGAGGATGGCATAGTAGGCATCGATCGTGGCCGGTGTCAGCGTGAAGCGGGGAAATGCGGCGGCCAGCACCGACAAGATTTTGGCGAACTCAGTTTTAGGAATCATCGGCGAGGCCCTCCTTCTGCAGCCAATCGCGTATGCCTGAGAAGCCGGCTGGTTCATCCTGTTGCTCGCGCTTCGTAAGTTTGGGCTGGCCCCACTTCGGCAAGGCCGTGCGCATCATGGCGATGGCCTTGCCACGGGAGACACCACGCTCGGCGGCCCACCGCGCGGCGTCCAAGAAGTGCTCAGGGTACTTGCGTTCCAACTCCAATACGGCCTCGCGCTGGGCCACGTTGGCGAAACGTTTGGCTGAGAACAGGCGTAGAAACTCTCGGGACTTATCAGATAGTACAGGTGTTTTTGTCCGTCGGGACTGCCTGGGCGGGCCGGCGTCGGTGGTATCAGCAACGTTAGTTGCTGATAACGTTTCAGTATTATTAGATTCTATATTATTATGAGTCAGGTTTTCCGCTCGCGGGTTAACCGCTCGCGGAAAACCTGATCGCGGTGGTTTGTACTCGGAGGACTGTGCTGGTGCTGGCGGTGTCGTCGGCTTGTCCGACGACATAGTATCTTCATGTATCTTATCATGTATCTTTGTATGTCTCTCTGACATACCACTGTTTCTCTCTGACATACCACTGTTTCTCTCTGACATACCACTGTTTCTCTCTGACATACCACAGCCGTCTGACTGTTTCTCTGTGACATACCGCGCGGAGAGCAATCCGGCGATCTTGACCATGCCCGTGTCTTTGTAGATGTGCGGGCTTGTGCGTGACTGCGGCGTCAGGTCGGCCAAGTAGCCGTTCTCGCATAGAAGGCGCACATGGCGGAATACGGTTGAGCGGGAGAGGTGTATGCGCTCTCCTATGCTCTCCAGGCTGGCTTTGCACACACCGTCACTCATCTGGCAATAACGCCAAACTGCACCGTAGACGACGGCTGTTATCAGCCCAACGTCATTTACCACCACATCGATCACGGGTGTGAAGCCATCAACTTCAGTCAGGAAACTACCCATACTTCTCATCCTGTAATGAAAAAGGCACGCCCTTCTCGGCCCTGCCCCTGCAAAGATAGGGGCCAGTGGCTTGCCCCCGGAAGTGAGGACAGAGCCGAGAAAGACGTGCCTCGTGAACCGCTGCGTTGTATCATCTTTGCATGACTTCCTATCTACCGGGCCGCCACCCCCGGCGCTCACAGTCTATCACGGCTTCCCTCTTATGTCAAGTGCCGAGAGCAGCCATATCCCAAGTATATCCCAAACATATCCCAAACTCGACATAATATTTTTGGGTTATTTCACTGCCAAAAGCTATCAGGTTTTCCCTCAAACAGCGGCAATTCGGCCAGCGCCGCATCCGGCGTCCTGTACTCCGAGCGAGCAAGGGCCTGCTCATGGAGGTACGTCCGGCTCAGGTCGAGGCCAATGAAGCGCCGGGGCTGGGGTAGTGTACGGCAGACATAGCCCGTCGTACCTGAACCGCAGAAAGGATCGAGGACAGTGGCTGGGACAGTCGGCAGGGTCTCATATAGCGGCAGGAGGCGCTGTGCCTGTTCTCTCCATTCGGCCATCTCGTGTTCGTGTTCTTCGTCGGTCTTTTTGCCCTTCTTTGGTGGGTCGGGTAGGAGGTCTACACCGTAGCAGTCGCAGTCAGGACGCCAGCCGAGGGTTTGCACTGCAGGTAGGGTATTATTGACTAAGCCGCTTGTCTCATATCCGCCTTCATTTATGCTGGCACGTTTTGGGCTATGGCCCCCCGATATTCGTCTGAGGCGTTGCACTTCTATCACTCTCACCCATCCCTTCCCGCACATTGGACAGACGCCTTTCGCGCTCGTTCCAGCCAAGACGCACGGCTGCACCAGCGCGGGCGGGAAGGTAGCGAAATGGGCCCCTGGGTAGGGCTGCGTCGGGATCGTCCATACTGTGCGGCGGTTGCGGCCTGCGGGGTGGGGCTGTAGCAATCCGCCGCCACGATCAGGCCGTTTGGCAGGATAACCACGTCTTGGTCTACCGGCCTCGTACCAACCTAACCTATGATCGCGGGCTGTGGAGTCTGCAATGGCCTCTCTCACCGCGTCGGCATCATAGTAATACCTCGCCTGCTTTGACAGCAGGAATAGATATTCGTGCGCTTTCGTCGGTCTATCCTTGACACTGTTATGAGTGACTAACCCATCCTCAATGAGAAAGAGACCATCTTCAACCTCTAAGTCAATCATACGTCCAGGCCCTTTTATGATACGTTTATTGCGGCATAGTATCTGTTTGCATTGGCTACCTTGTTTAAGTTGTCGTCTTGTTGCATAGGGCGTCCATAAAGAGTAAGCCACATAGGTTTTGCCCGTTCGTGCATCCTCTTGCTTACGTCGCCCTTTAGACGTAACAATACCCAAAGAGGCTCCAATCAACGCAAAAGAGTCTCGCAAATCCTTGGAACTAGAGACTACAATAGAACCATGTCCTTGTCTACGTGATCCATCCCCAGCGATGTATCCATCCCACAGCCCTCGGCGAAATTGGCGAGGGGCGTTGAGAATGATGTCCAAGTTCAAGCATTTGGAATTCACCTTCCCAGGCACAAGCTGGCTTACCAAGTAATGAAAGGCACGGTTCGAAAATCGAAGATAACGGTAATGGTGCTGTTGATTTTTCCTTTCTGAGACTCTGGCTTGGAATTTCTCTTCGAGAATCCGCCGAGCTCGCTCAGCTATCGTATCCTCGTCAATATGCAACGTGATCTTACACCGGAAACCACGAGGTGCATTACAGCCACCCTCGGCAGCATATAGACCTATTAACCAACCAAGATCGTAATCAAGCCGTCGCCCGGCCAATTCCATAACTGTGGTCTCAATTAGCCCATCGAGTCCTCTCCATAACAGATAGTCCTGATACCCCGTGTCCCGGATTTCCACAGTTTTTGTAAGGTGGATGGCGTTTCTCCGTCGGTCATGCGAAATCGGCCAGCGGTGGTCTTCTGAGCACTCAACCTCGCAGACCTTTGCAGCCTCAAATTGAACACTGTACTCTTTCTCAACTTCCCATACATGTATAATCTTTCGCCAACCGTTTGGGGTGAGGATCAGAGGATAATCTTTCAGACCAGAAAGCTCGCCCAGGGTAATACGCTTGGCCTTGCCCTGCACTTTCACAAAGATATGG